GGGAAGATTAACCGCTGAGAACGCAGAGATTCTTCACTGCGTTCAGAATGACAGGGGGATTCTTCACTGCGTTCAGAATGACAGGGGGATTCTTCACTGCGTTCAGAATGACAGGGGGATTCTTCAGTGCGGGGTAGGCGGGGGAGGTTTTAGCCTGGTCTGCTAAGGTTCAAGCGGGAGGTGCGCTGGGGGCCAGGTTGGTCTCCCGTGAGTTTGGGCGCGGTGGTTGTTGGAACTGGCCGCGCCCAGGCTGTCTCAGGGGTTGTTGTATCGTACCTTACAGATTCTTCGCTGCGCTCAGAATGACAGAGTACAGATTCTTCGCTGCGCTCAGAATGACAGAGTACAGATTCTTGGCTGCGCTCAGAATGACAGAGAACAGATTGTTCGTTGCGCTCAGAATGACAGAGAGGGGAGGTGTGGTCATGGTTGGGTCGTCTGATCAGTTGCCAACTGATTTGGAGACGTTGGCCGGTCTGAGCAAAGTGCATGGGCCGGATTCACGCAGGATTGGTGAGGCTCTGCGAGTTTTTCGCGAGTGGGTGGCAGCGAAGGACGCGGAGTTAGGGGAGTGGGATCCTGACGGTGAAGTGATGGTAGAGTTGGATGCGGAGGTAGGCCGTGGCCAGGGTTGAACTCACGGAGAAACAGGTAGAAAAGCTTTGGTCGCGGATAGACAAGAGTGGGTCGGGTGGCTGCTGGCTGTGGCGTGGTTATATGACGGGTGGCAGGACCCCGGGCTATTCAGTGGGTGAGAGGTCGGTTTCGGTGCGTCGTCTTTTGTGGGAGATGGAGCACGGGAAGGAGTTGGACAAGGGCACTTTCATTGCCCCTCGTTGTTGCAACGATCGGTGTGTGAATCCGGCCCATATGGTTATTTCACAGATGGGGCGGCCGGTCCTGATGGCGTCGGCTTCGGTGGATGAGCTGATTAGCTCTAACAAGACAGGTAACGGTAAGGTCCTGCATTTTCATAGGTATAGCGGCGATCGGTTCTCGGTCACTGAAGAAACCTACGATCAGGTCATTGAGTTCTTTCGGGTGTTGAAAAGGAGGTCTCAAGATGGTCAGCGAGAAGGCGTTGCCAGGGGAAGTGCGGGAGATGTGTAAGGTGCTGGAGATCAACCCGGCGACCGTGGTGCAGTACCGGGTAGGCTCAGAGGCGGTGACGATCATTGACAAGGAGGGTCGCAAGTTCACGTCGCAGATTGTCCGGCTGAACGAGGCGGTTGAGAGCCAGCCGATCGTGGCGACTGAGAAGTTGTTGAAGTCTGAGTGTCCGCGGTCGCTGCGTCCACGCCGTAGGAGGAGGGTAGAGGTATGATGGGTCAGGCAGTGGCGATTGTGAACAAGACGGCGAGTGGGGCGGTGAAGTCGGGGCCTGGGCTGCTCGTGGGGGCGGTCCTGGCCGGCGGCAGTGATGCGGCGACGTTGATTCTGTACGACAACACGGCGGGGTCCGGGACTATTCTGTGCAAGTTGGCGGCGGCGGCCGGGACTACGGCGGTCTTCTGTCCGGCGGTCCCCATCGTCTGTGGGGTCGGCATCTACGCCGCGCTCACGGGGACGGCGCCGAGCGCGTCAGTGGCGTACGTCTGAGGGGTTTAACGCCAAGGCGCCAAGGTGCAAAGACGCCAGGAAAAGATAGATACTTGGTGACTTGGCGTCCTGGCGTTAAGTCTGGCGAGGCAGGCTATGTTCAGTATTGAGAAGGGGATCATCCGGGCGTACGATGACGCTACGGGCAAGGCCACGGTAGAGATCGTGGGGTCGCACCCGTTCTACATCGAGGTGCCGTGTGCCTGTGATCTGCCGGAGAACGTCGTCCAGGTGGGCAGCCGGTGCGCTCTGGCTTTCTTCAACAGCCAGCAACCTGACGACGGGCTGCTGTTCGCCGTCTACGATGAAACGCAGTTGCACGAGAGCGGGGCGGTGACGCTCAACAAGGCCGAAGCCTCGGCGAACAGCGCCCAGAACACGACGAGCACCAGCCTGACAGACCTGGACAGCATGAGCGTGACGGTCACCGTCCCAGGGCCGGCCATCGTGATGCTGGTGCTGACCATGCAGTGCCGTTCCGGGGTGGCCGGCAACTCGACCTACGCCCAGTTGGCGGATAGCAGTAACAATGCCATCGGTCAAGAGTGGACGATGAACGCTAACGACCGGTCGGTCACGGCGACGCTGTACGAGTTCAATACGATCGCTGCGGCGGGGTCGAAGACGTATAAGGCCCGGTGGCGGGTGTCGGCGGGGACGTCGTACTGTGCAACACGGCATCTGACGGCGGTGGTGTTCGGAAGTTGAGAGATTAACCGCGGAGAACGCAGAGAGCGCGGAGTTTTTCTTTTTCTTCTCTCGTGTAAACGGAGGTCACTATGGACAAGGTGATGATTCGGTACGTTGGTGACTGTGCAGGCTTTGGGCGGGTTGATATTCAGGTGGTCCTTGGCCCGTCTGATGACTCAGAGGTAGTGATGGGAGCGTTGGGCAAGGTTGTGGCGGCCGTGCGTGGGCAGGTTGGGGCGGCGTTCGCTGAGGTCTCTGCAGAAAGTAGCCAGGCCAAGCTGCCCCTGTTCGGTGACTCCGAGCCTGACGGTGAGGTGACGACTTCGTTTAAGTTGCTGAAGTGAGATTCTTCACTTCGTTCAGAATGACATGAGGATGATATGGAAGCTACGGAGTTGTGGACTACGGCGTTGAAGGCCATTGAGTTACAGGTGACGAAGGCGATGTTTGACTGCCACTACAAGGGAACGAAGGCGGTTAGTTTTAAAGACGGCGTCTTGACGGTGGCCGTCCGCAACCGGCAGTCGCGGGAGTGGTTAGAGGTCCGGCTGAGGATGGTGACTGAGCGGGCCGTGTCGGAGATCGCCGGCGGCAGGGTGGCCGTGGAGTTTGTGGGGGTGTCTCCTGCCGCGTCTTCTGCCGGAGGTGAGATTCTTCGCTGCGCTCAGAATGACAGTGTTGTGGTGGAGGATCGGCGGTCAGGGTTCTACATGGTTGAGAACGCGGTCATGGACTGGTACTTGCCCTTGATGGGTCTGACGGGGTACGCGGTCTACTCCCTGTACTGTCGGTTAGCGAACAACCGGGAGGATGTGGCCTGGCCAAGTTTCCGTACGGTTTGCTCGCATTTGCGAATAGGGCCGGCAACCCTTACTCAGGTGAACACGTTGCTTGAGGTTTTGGGTTTGATCGAAGTGGAGCGGGGCGACCAGGAGACGAGCAACCGGTATTATCTGCTGGAAGTGCAACCGTTGGCGGATGAGGTTAAGGCGGCGATTCGGGAGCGGGCGGTGGCGGCGAAGCTCGCTGACCTGGCGGGGTTGCTGGCTGGCCTGGGGTCTCCGTCCTGGCTGCGTCAGCGTGGCTGGAAGCGGGAACGGCCAGAGCAGTCTCCCTTACCTGAGGGGGGTGCTTCTGAGTCAGAAGCAGGGTGCTTCTCGGTGGGAAGTAGGGTGCTTCTGGTACAGAAGCAGGGTGCTTCTGTACCAGAAGCAGAACAAAACAAACAACAACACCAACGAAATGTTGATCCTGAAAATGGTGTTGTTGGTGATGGTGTTCTGTCGGAACTGTTGGCCTTTGGGGTTGAGCGCAAGATGGCGGTTAATTTGGTGATGACGGTTGGCGAAGAACGTATTCGTGGTTGGCTGGAGTACACGCGAGTGCAGAAGAACTTGCGCAATCCGGCGGGTTTTTTGATCACGCGGCTGGAGAGTGGGGATAAACCGCCGTAGGGCGCGGTGGCCGGCATCCGGCGACACGTTCGGGGTGCGAGGACGTCTTTGCCGCGGGTTCAGTAGCGAAGCGCCGGGGGCGTGGTGGGGTCAGCAGGGTGCCCGGGGTGAGGTTGGCGTATCGTACCTTACAGGAGGTGTGCGGTGACTGTTTTAGAGGCGGTGGTTGTGGTTTTGGTCGGGTTGGTCTGTCTGTTCCTGGCGGAGGTGCAAAGTGGCATTTCGGTGGGTGACGAACACGAAGTATCCTGATTCTCTGATTTTGGATTGGAATCGGTCTGGTGGGTTGCCTGAGTTGCGGGTTGGAGAGCCTATGCCGACGGCGTTCTTTTCGTCGGAAAGGCTGAAGGCAGAGGGTTTGGTGGGTTTGTATATGGCTGACGATGAGGAGGTGTGCTGTGACCAAAGCGTTAGCTGATTTTCGGGAGCTGGTGGAGGCGGACCTGACGGATGCCAGCAATAGCACATGGTCCACGACGGAACTGGACCGGGCGATCCGCAAGGCGTTGTATCGGTACTCGGAGGTGCGGCCGCAGCAGGCGATTGGTACCCTTACCGCGGCGGCCTCGCGGGAGTACGCGTTGTCCACGCTGACCGGGCTGATCGGGGTGGAGCGGGTCTGGTGGCCTTATGACTCGACAGACCCGGAGTATCCCCCCCAGTGGCAGGACTTCGAGTTGTGGGACGATCGGACTACTCTGTTCCTCAAGTCGGAGAACTGCCCGGCGGTGGGTGATGACCCTTTGCGAGTTTTTTACACCAAGGTGCAGGCCATACAAAACCTGGACTCGGCGGCGGCCAGCACGTATCCTGACGAAGACGAAGAGGTGCTTGTCCTGGGGGCGACGGCGTTCGCGGCGATCCAGCGGTCGCGCTATGTGGTGGATGCGGTGAACCCGTCGGCGTACACGCCGGACCTGTGGGTGAGGTGGGGTCAGGACCGGCTGAAGATGTTCGAGCGGGAACTGGAGCGGATCGCCCAACGGCTGCTGGCGAACAGTGATGCCCGGGTGGCCATCGAGTGGCCGGACCTGGATATTGAGGATTGAGAGGGGGAGGTGGGTTGTGAAGGTGATGTACTCGTTTACGGTGGTTCGTGGGGAGTCTCTGGCGTTTCAGTTTGATGTGGAAGAAGGTGGTGACAACGAGTATTTTTTTGATACCATTGACTGGCTGCGTGACCTGGTGGGTCAAGTGCGTACCCTTCGGCTTGAGTCTGCGTCGGCTCGGAGGGCGTTGGAGGAAGCGGCGGAGAAGGAGCTCTTTGGGACCAAGCCTGACCCGTCGAATGTTGTCCCTTTCCCAGGAGGGCAGGGGTGATGTGGTGGTGTTTCAGTTGTGGGGTTGAGGTGATGGGACCGGAGGAGGATGACGTGAGTCTGGATGACTGGCCAACCTGTCCTTGCTGCCTCGGTGAGTTGGTTTGGTTCAGGGTTGACGAAGGCGGCGATGATGAAGGTTGACGTTACGGGTTTGCCCGAGGTGCTGAGCTTCGGCGGTGGGGTGAATTCTACGGCCTTGGCCATCCTGCTGGTCGACAACGGTTGGTGGGGGCGCCTTGTCTTCTGCGACACGGGCTGCGAGTGGCCGGAGACGTATTGCTACATGCAGTATTTCGAGGCCGCGTGGTTGCGGCCGCGCGGTCTGGAGATCGTGCGGCTGGCCGGTGTCCCCTGGCAACGCTACGATGGTGGCGTTGCCCTGATCGATTACTGCGAGGCGCGGCGGGTTATCCCTATGGCGGCGGTCCGGTGGTGTACCTCGGAGTGGAAGGTCAAGCCGATGCAGCGTTATCTGTTCGGGGAGGTCTTTGACAAGCGGCGGGAGGTGGACACGGGTTGTATCCAGGCGTATATGTTGGGCATCTCGGCAGAGGAAGCGCACCGCAAGCCGGAGGCCTGCCGGCCGCTGGTAGATTGGGACGTAGATCGTGATCAGTGTGAGACGGTCATCGCTGCGGAAGGGCTGGCGATTCCCCGTAAGTCGGGCTGTTATATCTGTCCGTTTCAGCGGCAGCCGATCTGGCGGGAGCTTTGGAAGCTGCATCCTGACCTTTTCGAGCGGGCGGCGCGGCTTGAGGAGAATGCCAGAAATAAGGGTGGGGATGACCGGATAGTCTATGACCCCCATGGCACGTATAGCTTGCGCGATCGGGCGGTCCAGTTCGCTAACCGAGAGCTGCTCCCTGGCCTGGAAGAGGAAGACCTAAGTGTGTGGAGGCCGTGTGAGTGTGGGGTGTGAGATTCTTCACTGCGTTCAGAATGACAGGAGTGGGGGGTGTGGGGTGTGAGATTCTTCACTGCGTTCAGAATGACAGGAGTGGGGGGTTAGGGTGAAGACGCTGAGCGCGACGCTGACGGCGGCGATCAAGGCCAGGGCGTTTCATCCGGTGGTCGAGGTCGTGGTGGATGACCGGGCGCCGGGGACGCCGCGGGCGCGGTGGTCGCTGTGGTACGAGGGGATCAGTCAGAGTCATGACCGGCACGTGGCCTATTGTGAGCAATCTGGCTATCTCTTGCAGCTTGCCGGCACGCATGACAACAAGCTCGAGTTCCGGCGGCTGCTGCCTACGGCCAGTGGTGGGGCGTCCTGGACCACGCTGGCCACAGACTGCCGGGTGGCTCAGGTGGCGATCTGTGCGACTACGGCCAAGATCTGGGTCTTCTGGGTCTCGTCCTCTGACGACAAGACGATCAAGTACCGGACCTCCACTGACAACGGCTCGGCCTGGGCGGCGGCGGCGAACGTCGTGGTGCCATCCGGGAGCAACAAGGTCCGGTCGCTGGCGGCGGTCTGTCCCGGCAATGGCTTGCAAGACTGTGTGCTCCTGTATTGCATGTCGGCGAACGAAGACAACGATGCCGTCGCGGACAAAGACGTGCGGAGCATGTACTACGCCAGTGGAGCCTGGGCCGGGGACGCCTCCTGGGGGCGGAGCATGGGGACGCTCTGCAAGGGTCTGGCGGCGGTGCAGTATAGCTCGACGGGCACGGCGACTAAGATTTACTTCACGGTCTGCGGCAAGTTCGAGGTGACCTCCTCTGGCTCGAACGTCAACGTGTACTACCTGACCCTGACCGCGGCCCACGCCCGGACCTTCACCCATCTTGGGACTGCCTTGCAATCGCAGGCCACGGCCTACGCCTGGTCGTGGCCGAGCATGATGCCGGAGACGACCACCGAGCGGACGCGGATCTTCTTGCAGCGCTACGACCCTGGGGCGGCGAGTGGCAAATGCTGGCGGTCGGGGAGCATCTACGTGCAGGAGCTTCTGGAGGGTGACCCGGCGGTCTTCGGCGATTGGGCTCTGTTCGACTCCCGGCACGAGTATACTGACGGCTGTGCGATGGTCGGCGACTACCTGATCAAGGGTGGTCGGCTGGAATCCTGGAAGGCGTCCAAGTACCAGGCCACGACCCCCTATCGGTGCACCGTTCCTCAGTCCCGGATCATCGCCATCGAGCATCATCTCTTTGACAACACCTTCAGTCTGGAAGACGTCAACCAGCCAGGCTACGGCTACATCACCCTGGCCAACTACGACGGGGCGCTCAACAGCCTCGGCGAGGCCGGCGACGACTACGAGGCGATCAAGCGGGGGGCGCAGGTGATCGTCAAGCTCGGCTACAAGACGACTGCCGGTGATGAGGTCGAAGCCTTGCCTCCGTTGTGGATCGACCGGATCATCAAGGTCCGCAATCCCCAGGTGGTCACCGGGCGCGGTCTGCCCCGGGTCACCCTCGAAGATGCCCCAGTCTTCAGCGGCGACCAGGTGATCCTGGCCTGCTACGATAGCTGGACGATGATCGTCAACCGGACGGCGGCGGCGGACTTCAAGCGGCAGGCCACGCCGCGGAGCATCCTAACCGAGGTCTTCGGGCTGTTGGGCTTCAAGTACAGCGACGATGGCACGGACCGGCTCGGCACGTCTTCGGGCAAGACGCTGGAAAAGTACCGGACGCGTCCCGGGGCGTCGTACTTCCCGATGATCAAAGAGATCCTGAAGCACACCCTGACCCGGGTCAAGTTCTACACGGATCTGGACGAAGAAGGGACCTGGCCTACGGTCCGGGTCTACGTCTTCAAGACGATGCTGGCTGATGAGGAAGACCTCCACGTGGGCGGCTCGGGCGAGGTGGCGGTCTACGCCGCAGCCTACGTGGATCAGGATCGCTGGCAGGGGTCACGTTGGTCGTGGAAGAATCCGCCGGATCCGATCGTGGTCTCGCCTTACGTCCCCCAGGGGGGTACGGCCTTGTCGGGGGTCTATCTGGAGGGTAAAGGGGTGGCGGACGAGTACGTGGACTTCGACAGCGCTGATCGGCTGGCGGTGGATCAGCCGTTGATCGTCGTGGACTACAACATTACGGGGAACGAGTACATCACGCCGGCGCAACGGGCCAGCTTCGCCGCGGCGGAGGTTGTGGCGGGGATGAGTGGCGGCTCGCTGGTGATGCCGGCCCATCCGGGGCTGGAGTTGTGGGATCTGCTGGAGATCGAGGACGCCCGGGCGTTGTCGGCGGCGGTGCAGCGGCGGGTCGTAGCCATCGAGACGTATTACGACACGCGGGAGAAGCGGGGGCGGTGTGACCAGGTGGTGCACCTGTTTGGGAAGGATCCGTGGTAATTGTATCGTACCTTACAAAGCATGCATGAATGAAAGGCCCCGGCGATGAGCCGGGGCTAGGGAGAGGGACTTCAGATCCATCTTCCTCTTTCCTTTCTTTCCGTATGATTGGTGTTTCCTCAATTCTACATCATGTTTGGCTAGATTTCGGTAATTTTTACTCCTTTCTGCTCTGGCTTCCAGAGCTTGGCCTTGCGGCTCATGTATGTGGCGCTGCACCAGGCCAGGATGTGATCGTGGAGGGCCAGGGCCAGGGCCAGGCATTCGCGATCGGGCAGGAGTAGCACGATGCTGTCTAACTTTCCGGCGGGCTTGACTGCGCCTGTGGGTAATTTTGTCCCTGGACCGGTGGCGATGGTGATACGCAGGCTTGGGATCTTGGTGTCGGTCGGGCGCTCTATCGTGAGCACCCGGCTGATGATCTCGCCGGTCTTTGGGTTGATGCTGCCTTTGTAGTCGGTCCACTTCTGGAAGGTGCTCAGGCTGGTGATCATCTGATGGGCGGTCACCCGGGCGTCGTCGAGGTCCAAGAAGGCGGTGGCGTGGCGCGTACAGCCATGCCCTTTCACGTAGTCGTAGAGGCAGATTGCTATCTTGCCTAGCTCGAGGTGATCCTCTATGTGGAGGATCACCTTGTTGGTCGCGTAGTTGAATATCCTGAGATTACGTGGGGTGTACGTGTCCATCTTTCCTCCTAAATCAAGCTGTATCGTACCTTACAACTTACTCTTTGCTGGTCATGTGTTCGTGGCACTCGCCGCAGTGTACGTGGGCGCTCGGCTTGGCCCAGGCGTTCTGGCCGCAGGTCGGGCAGGTGAATTTCGTCTTGCTGCTGCGGCGCTCTTTGTGCTCTTGGGGCTGCTCTTGTTGTGGTTTGGGTATGAGGTCCGAGATATCTGGACTCTGCCAGTTCAGGCTCCATCCAGTCTGCATCAGGTCCAGAGCGGTCTTGTGGAACGCGGCGTTGGTGATGATGTAGTGGGACATGTCCTGGCCGGTGATGTCTCCGCCAACCTCGCCGGTGCTGCTCGGCATCAGCCCGATGGAAATCATTTTTGCTGCCCATTCACCGTTGTGGTATCCGTTGCGGGAAGGGGTGCCGAAGTGGAACTGCCAGATATGGGTCATCTCGTGGCCCACGATTGCGAGTAGTTCTAGGTCTGTGCAGAAGTGCATGTAATTTGGATTGAGAGCGATTTCGTCAGCTGTTGTTGGGTTGTCGCTGAAGGGGTTCTTCTTCCTTTGTTGAAAGCGGTCCTTCGAGGCGTATGCTGCGGCTTTTGATCTGCGGGATAGGGTCCACATCGGTTCTGGTAAGCGATTGTCGAAAAGCCGGCTGTTCAGGAAGCGGAAAGCTCGTGAGAGTTCGGGGTACTGCTCGTCGGTCGGTCGGCTTTCAATCTC